TCTGAGTGATGGTCTTACCGATCAAGTGAAACCAGATATGATTTGAGTTGTGCGATCTTCTAAGATTTTCACAATACTTTGAAGTTGTGGATACTAAGAATTGATTTTTATGATGAAACATTTTCGTAATCCTCGCATCTTCTTGACCTTCCATGTTTTGACGAATAAATGTTTCCAAGTAGGCCCGAGCTTCGTCATCCATAAACTCATCTTTCATTTGAGCTTCGGTAAACGACCCTTCGTTCTTCTTGTTACCATCGATCGCTGGAACAGTTGTAACTTCTGTCACGTCTGTCCGAACAATGGAGTCTTTTAGAATATCAACCGATGGATCTTGTGACAGTGTATCCATACGACACATGACATGTCCATATACATATTTGAAGATTGGAAGATACGGAGGTTCGGTAATCTTTCCGGTATTGTCACACTCCGAACATCCTTGTCCCTGACATGCGATATGCTTTCCCTTCTTGTATGACCATGGCATCCGAAACCCACTCCCGGCTGTTCGTTTTTTTGTGTCACCGTAGACAGAATTATCAATAATTTGATTCCAATTTTTATTTTTGAACACCGAAGTCAGAGTCGCGATGACGTGATCTCTAAGGTTGTTGGCACCTTCTTGATCGACAACAAAATTTGACCAGTTTAAATGAACACCTGTTTTGATGAGTCCGTCATCGACTTCTTTGGGTTTTGAAACGCATATGAGACAATCACGACCACCATACATTTTTACTTTGTCACAAATGATCCGACACAATTTTTGAAGATAGTCGAGTTGCATGGCATCTTCATCTTTGTAATCAATATCTAAGAAGAAGTTGTACGTCGGCGTTTTTTGTTCCACGAGATACAACTTTTCCTTTTTCGTCACAGCCTTGATGTACTCGTCACAAAATTCACCGACCCGGTCATGTGGGATGTAAAGCGAACCACCATTCATGAGAACGTGTGAGCGGTTCTGCTTTTCACCCTTTGTGAATTTGTTTTTAGAACACCATGCCTTAAACATACTTACCATTTTAGAGAGTCATTCTTTTAATCATCTTGATGGGAGTCATATGTTATCGACCGCATACAAGACACATCGTGATGCTCTTTTCTTTCTGAAGCTAATTCCTTTTTAATAACAAGAAGCTCGTAGACTGTCTTAGTCTTTACATTCTCAATGTATTGTTCTGCTCTACGTTCACTGTAAGCCTTGTTATCAACAAGAAGATCTCTGATTTGTTTTAAGATGTAAGTCTTTGACTTCATTCTATTTTATAGAAAATGTTTTTCTATTAAGCGAAGTGACACACGAATAAAATTCTGGATTTTGTATTACATTTTTTATTATGAGGTCCCACCTCTTTCTAACATTAAACTCTTCGAGAGTATCGAAGCTCATGAAGTCATTCTCATCGAATGTCTTCTTTATTGGTTCCTTGTTAATCTTTTTCAAATTGGTTTTCATTTTTTCATCATTGAATTTTTTAATCATATCCAATTGCTCAGGTCTTTTGTAATTTACAAAAAAGACAAACACGTTGTATACCAAATCGGTCGTTGCATTTTCTTTAACTGTAAAATTAAATTCCGTATATTCTCCTTTTTTAAGAGCCACAACACCACGGGTCTCTTCTTCTAACTCTCTGAGGGCACATCGTAAAGGATTGAAAATTTCTCGACGTCTACATCCACCTGTGACAAAAATCCAATCCTTAAATCTCCGATCTCTCACCGTGAGAAATCGGGGCCGGTCACCCTCAAACGTGACTGGGATCGCTATTGCTTTGTATTTTTTCATTGCTCATTTAGCAAGTTATAATAAGTGGATATGTTTATTCTTCCTTTTTCTCCTCAGTGGGCGGCGCAACTTCTTGCTTCGGCTGAGGAGTTTCCGGTTCGACGTGTTCGATCGTAAGGTTCTTCATCAAATTCAAAGAAAACGTTTTGACGGCATTCACGTCTTCCTTGGTACGTCGCATGTCGTTAAACATGTAGGCGACGACACCGAGACAAACGATAAGGCCTACAATCATCATGGTTTCGCGGTCAAAAGAAAGCATCTTTATGTGTAATTATAGATCAAAACTTTTAAGCAGAAATAATTGCACCCATTTTGGTCTTACCCTTTTCTGGACAGGCGTGCTCAGCTTCAATAAATTGAAGTCTTTGGTAACGCTCGGCTTCACACTGAGCTTCTCTGGAAGGCACCTGGACAATCTTTTCGAGTGTCCTGGACTTTGGATTGTAGGTCAAGACAAAGACAGCTCCAATTAAAAAGACAATCAACCAGAAGTTCATTTTTACTAGTAGTCAACATAATATAATGATTGGTCAGACATTGTATTATGTTTTAATGACGTATATTTAAGAGAAATTAGTTCGAGTACATGAGGCCACCCATACCGTTTTCAACACGGAGGATGTTGTAGTTCACAGCGTAAATGTTATCCTTGAAGTCGTTCGTTTCGCTCACGAGACGAGCGGAATCGAGACGAGAGAAATTGAGGGTACCCGTCGGTTGCAACTTGGACGTGTCGAGGCAGAACGGGAAAGCGTAGAGGCTGTCCTTGTTGGTACCATCGGAGTGCGGCATGTGGTAGTAGGACGAAACCATGCTGTAGTGCGGATCGGCGAACTTGAAGTCCGTGACATCCGTACCGTTGATTTGGAGCTTGATGCGGTTACCAATCGTGTGAACACTGTCGGCCTCAACGTTGGACGCCGCCAAATACTTGACCGGGTGGTTGAAGTTGAGTTCTTGCACCTTGGACAAAGAGGCCGTGGCCTTTTGAACTTGTGTGATCAAGATTTGTTGCGGTTCGCGGGCCAACATTTCACGTTCAGCCGTGTCGAGGTACACGTAGTTCGCGTAGCACTCGATGCGACGAGCAGAGCTATCAACATTGGCGTTCGACGCCCAGCGAATGCGAAGTTCTACATCGTGGTACTGAAGGGCAACCAACGGGAGAGCCGACTGCCAGTTTTCACAGAAGCTGAATCTGAGCGGGTAGAACTTGGAAGAACCACCATTGTAAAGAGAACCCGCCGCAGACTTAGCGAGACCAGTCGCCAAGAGGTCTGGAGCGATGTTGTCCGTGAAGAAGACATCTTGTTCATCGATGACTTGGCCACCGACCAAGAGTTCAACCTTATCGATCACGGTGGACCAATCAAGGTTTTCCGTCGCGTTGGATGCGATGGAGGTCAAGTACACGTAACCCAAGAGATCACCCTTGCGTTCGAAACGAACCGAGGACATACCACCTTGGGAAAGGTTGCCCTGGATGACTTGACGTTCGACAGTTTGGGAAAAATTCGTGTGACGCTTGTAGGTAGAGCGGAAGAAACTGACTTCCGGATCGCCGACGAGGTGTGCATCCTGAGCACCGACGGCCACGAGCTGAGCGATACCACCAGACATTTTATAGTATAGTGAGAGTTTATTTTTTTAAGTCGTGAAATTTGATGTGGTGCTCATCGACACGCTGTTGATCGTGAGCGTGTTCGTCGTGAGACCCCCTATGAGGGTCAAGTCATTGTTTATGATGATGTCCGCGACGTTCGCCGTGCCACGGATATCGAGTGCGTGTAGCGGGACATCGGTGCCCACACCTACATTAGAAAGTGCGATTATCACGTTAGCCCTGGGAGTCGCGTTGGTAAAATCCAAGAACCCTGAGGTTGGTCCGATGGGCATTTTCTAATATAGAGGGAGGAAAAAGTAACTGGGAAAATGAGTTATTCGGGGATTTAGCCACAATGGTACGTCACACCCACAAACGCCGCCGTGTGGACCGCGTTCGCCTCATCTGTGATATTACCGTCTGTGTCCAAGTATCGGATTTTGTAGGCCTTCTCTGTGGTACCGGAGGGGTCGTCTTCCCATTGGAGTTGGCCGTGCTCATCGAGAACGTTGACGAGTCTGTCCGTCACAGTTTCGTGTTTCACGGCACCTGGATACTCGGTATCGACGGTTTGTTCGACCAATTGGTAATACGTGGGCACGAAAAACTCTTTATCTTCGGTAGACAAATTGCTGTAGATCGCTTCCGTCGC